CCAACAACTCCAAACGTACAATATAGATGTGTGCTAACAAACCTTGCTGCAACTACTGTAACTTCTAGCGTTGCAACGTTGACTGTAAATGAATCTGAGTTTGTAAGTGCTCCAGCTACTGTGACTGTAACAACAGATCCAGATACGCTGAAAACATTCTCCAGAACTCCTGCAATTACTACATCAGCATTTGTTTCTCAATATACTGGATCGACTCACTATTCAACTTTCTGGAGAATCAAAAGAGTTGGAGATAACACAATCATCTATGATACAGCAAGCATTTTTGCAGCAGGTGACACTGGAAATCTAACAACATTTACAGTCCCACCTGGAATTCTGTCATTTGATACTGTTTATAGTGTTCAAGTAAAATTCAGAGACCAAAATGGTCTTGAAAGTTCTTACACTTCTGCTCAAAACTTCACAACTCCATTCGTAGATCAACCAGTTATCCAAACAATTGTTCCCGCGTTTAATCCAACAATTAATGTAGACCCAGCACAAGTTAAAGCTGGATATGCACACACATCTAGTGATTGGCAGTTTTCACCAACAAACCAATTCCAAACAATCATTCACCAATCACTTGGTAACACCGCTAACAAGACCCAATACATTCTACCACAGGATGTATCTTTAGATCCAAACACAACTTATTATGTACGTATTAGGTTCAACGTAAATCAAGTTTAATCATGTCAAAGCCATCTTCCAGACAAAATCTTATCGACTACGCTCTGCGTCAGTTGGGAGCTCCAGTATTAGAAATTAACGTCGATGATGATCAGATCGATGATCTCGTAGATGACGCTATCCAATTTTATAATGAGCGTCACATGGATGGATACATCAAAACTTATTTGAAGTATCAATTTGATCAAGCAACAATTGACCTGATGAAAACTGATACGACTACTACAACGACTCAGGTTGGTGCAAGATCTACATCATTTAAAGAGCAAAATAATTTTATCACACTTCCATCTCACATTACAAGTGTGATCAAGATCTTTGATTTTACTTCAAAAAATACAACTAATCTTTTTGATGTTAGATATCAGTGGAGACTTAATGATCTTTGGGATCTTACTCAAACTGAGATTCTGACTTATGAAATGGTAAACAGAAGACTTGAAGATATCTATTTTTTACTCGAAGGGCAGAAGCAAGTAAGATTTAATATGAGAGGAAATCGCCTCTTCTTAGATATCGACGTTCAAGAAGATCTTGCGGCTGGAGACTACTTGGTATTCGAATGTTATCGAGCTATTGATCCAGCAGATTACAATAATGTATATAACGATATCTGGGTTAAGAGATATCTAACTGCTTTGATTCGTCGTCAGTGGGGAGCAAACCTGATTAAGTTCCAGGGCGCTCAACTTCCTGGTGGAATCACCATGAACGGTGAATTTATTTACAACGAAGGAAAAGAAGCAGTAGAAAAACTTGAGTCAGAAATGCTCACGATGTACGAAATGCCACCGCTGGATATGATCGGATGAGAAACGTATACTTCACTCACGGAACTCGCAACGAACAATTCCTTCAACAAAATCTTGTGGAGGAATATCTCAAGATGTTTGGGATGGATATTCTTTATATTCCAAGACAACTTGTTAGTAAGGATAGTGTTTTTAACGAAGAGATCATTTCTCAATTTGATGACTCATATATCATCGAAGCTTACTTAGAAAATGCCGAGGGATTCCAAGGTGGTGGAGACTTACTTACTAAATTTGGAATTAGACAATCCGATGAGATTACTCTTGTCATTTCCCAGCAAAGATTTGAGGATCTTATCTCACAGTTTTTACTAGCAGATCCAGAAGTTCTTTTAGGAACAAGACCACAGGAAGGTGATCTGGTTTACTTCCCACTAACTAATAATTATTTTGAAATCAAATTTGTAGAACACGAAGAACCATTCTATCAGATTGGAAAGAACTACATATTTAAACTCAAGTGTGAGCTCTTTGAATATCAAGATGAGAAAGGAGATATCTTTGAGGGAGACGAAGAACTTATTGATACTGGATATACTGTTAAGTACTACTACCTTAAAGATACTGGAACAACTGCAACTGCTAATCTTACTCGTAATAATGGATCGATTGAGCAAGTTCTGATTACTAATGGTGGATCTTCATATATGGAAGCACCAACAGTAACAATTGCTGGAGATGGAAATGGAGCTACTGCAAAAGCATATCTCGCAACAGTATCTCTGACTGGTGGAACTCCTATTCGAGCAGCAAAAATTAGAGCTACTGTAAAGGATGGAGAAATAAGAGCAGTTACTATCGTTGATGGTGGTTTAAGTTATGACGAGGATAGAACAATTCTCGTTGTCTCAGATCCCGATACTGGTGGACAAACTGCTTCTATGCTTCCAGTATTTACGAATGGAGTTTTAACATCTATCAAGTTACTTGATGGTGGATCAAACTACAAGTCAGTTCGTCTTATTGATGTAACAAATGCAGGTTCAGGATATACCACTGCCACTGTCTCATTCTCTGCTCCACCATCAGGAATCACTGGATCTTTTGTTGTGCCAGAAACTGTAACTGGTGGAACAACTGGTTCTCAAGCACAACTCGTTGAGTGGGATTCATCTGAGGGTTGGATTAAACTCAAGAATCCAACAAAATCATTTAGTCTCGGTGAAGCGATTATTGGAGATAATTCTGGAGCGATCATTTCACTCAACTCTTATAATAACATAGATAGTACAGATACTAAATATTATGAAAATGAATTCTATGAAGTCAGTGGTGATGACATTATAGATTTCACTGAATCGAATCCATTTGGAGTAGCTACTTGATATGTTGGGAACCTATACTTATAATAAGATAATCCGAAAGTGTGTTATTGCATTCGGAACTGTCTTCAATACTATTGAAGTAAGAAAAGAAAATCCAGATGGAACTACTTATAGTAGGATGAAAGTTCCTCTTGCATATGGACCTCGCCAAAAGTTTCTCGCAAGAATTACAGAACAAGCAGACTTAAATCAAAAGGTTGCTATTACTTTACCACGTCTTTCATTTGAGATGACTGGTATTTCTTATGATGCATCTAGAAAGTTAGCTCCAATCACAACTACATTTAAGTCTGTAGATAATAACGTAGTCAAGAAGCAATTTACTCCTGTCCCATACAATATTGACTTTGAGTTAAATATTATCTCAAAGACAAATGATGATGCGTTAGAAATTGTCGAGCAGATTTTACCATTCTTCCAACCATCTTATAACCTTACCATCAAACTTGTAGAAGAGATGGAAGAGTTTAGAGACGTTCCAATCACTCTGAATAGTATCTCATATTCAGATGATTATGAAGGATCATTTGATGATCGCAAACTCACACTTTTCACTTTAAATTTTACAGCTAAAGCATACGTCTTTGGTCCCGTTGGAACAACGTCGCCAATCAAAAAAGCAACTGTCGATTATCATACCAAGGTTGATTTAGCTGCAACTAGACAAGTATCCTATCAAGTTACTCCAAAGGCACTGGTTGATAGAGACAAGGATAACACAACAACTATTGTTAGTGCAATTACAACTAAGACTCTCACTATTGAGGTTGCGGACTTTACAAATATTCCAATTGGAGCATTTGTAGAAATTGGTAATGAAGTAATGAAGGTTAAATCAAAACCAGGTACGAATAAGATTGCCGTCGTTCGAGCTCAGAACGGTACTATAGCAGACGCACATGCTGCTGGAACACCTGTCGATGTAATTACTACGGCAGATGATGCTCTGGTTGAAGCTGGAGATGACTTTGGATTTAATGAATTGACTTCTTTCTATGGATAATTTTGAAGGTTTAGATCAAGCATTTGAGACTCTTGCCGAGATAGTTCCAGTTGAACAAGAAGAAAAACCTCAGGTAAAGAAAGAAAAACCTGATGGAGATGATGTTCAAAGCGACTATGAATATGCAAGATCCAATTTATACCTGCTGGTGGACAAAGGACAAGAAGCTATCAACGGCGCTCTTGATTTGGCTATGTCTTCTGATCACCCTAGAGCATACGAAGTTGCTGGACAGTTAATCAAGCACGTAGGGGATGTTGCCGATAAATTAATGGCACTCCAAAAACTCAAGAAAGATGTTAAGGATGAGAAAGCAAAAGGTCCTACTAATGTAACTAATGCTCTTTTTGTTGGAAGCACGGCTGATCTACAAAAGATGTTGAAAGACGCATCGAAGAAAAAAGATAAATAAAAAGAAGGTCACTTAAAATAAAATGACAGGTATCATTAAGCCACTGAACACTACGGCGTTATTACCAACCAGTAGTGGCACTGCAACGACTTTAAGTAATGCCAAATTAATTCACGTTTATCCAGCGGGTTTGGTTCTTGGTGGTGGAACAACTCAAGATCAAGATGGTATAACAATCAATATTGTATCCACTCAAGGTCAAGCTCCAATTGCATCCATCAGAGTTGCACTTCAAGAAACTTTAGTTATTGAAAAGAATCCAGCACATTTTATCTACGCTGATGGAATTGTGTATGCAACCTCTATTGCATATAGAAACTGATGGCGGAAAGACTTCCCACTTCTTATGGTAGATACTATACCATCTCCTTGATGTGGAGAGGGTCACCTTTTTCTGTAAATGTTTTTAGATCTAAAACTGCATTAATGCAAAGATCTCAAGCTCAAAGAATTGTAGATAGGATTTATCCAGGAAGTAGAGTTGTTACGTTTTGGGAATCTGATCCTACAGATTCTTCAGTATTCCTAACTAAAGAAGAAAGGAAAATGAAAACATTCAAAGAATTTAGAGAGCACTGTGGATGTGCGGTAGAAAAATCTACAAACGATAAGAAAGTATACTCTAGAGAGCACCCTGAAGCACAGAAGAATGTTAAGAAGATGCAAAAGGAGGATTGGCAGTCAGTCAATCGTAAGGATAAAACGGATGGGTTGAGTCAGAAAGCAGTTAATGCATATCGTAAAGAGAACCCAGGTTCTAAACTACAGACCGCAGTTACTGAAAAGAAACCCAAAGGAAAAAGAGCTAAGCGTAGAGCATCATTCTGTCGCCGTATGAAAGGAATGAAGACAAAGCTAACTTCATCTAAAACTGCTAGAGATCCAGATAGCAGAATCAATAAAGCACTGAGGAGATGGAACTGCCGATGAAATCATTAATAATTTCTTTTGATATATCACATTAATTTTAAGAATGTTTCATTTTGGTAAATAGTGGTATAATCTGTGTAGCAGAAAGTTACCAAAATGTACGGTTTTTATTTCATCATAGTCTTCTTTGCAATCTTGGTAGCTTACGCTGGATTGGAAGAGACCATGAAGCTTTTTGCTTATGCGGATTTGCAAGTGCGTTATGCATTCGTAAGAGTTCAAATGAAATGGATGGGTTGGAAACTCAAGAGGAAACTAGTGAGAGACACAACCGACTTCCAAAAGTTCCTCAAGGAGTATAAAGATGAACACAAAGATATGCCCTAAATGCGGGGCTACCTGGATTGGCAACCAACATTATTGGACTGGTACAAACAAGCTTGGAAATGAAGATGATCTAGCAGGTCTTGTTTGTAATCAATTTGGAGATGATAGTTGTATAAATCCTAAGAGGGGTTCCGAAAAGGGAACAACCTGGGGAAAAAGACTTAAAGAATTAGAAGAAGATCACCCATAATGCCACAAGATTTTCCATATGGTGTTGTAGCAATCCTTTGTGTAGGATTATTATTGACACTTTTCTGCGTAGGATATATACTCTGGATTGCATTCACAGAGTAGTGTTATGGAAGAAAGATTTCCCTCGATCGAAGACCTACAAAGAGAACTTTTTATACTAGAGCAATTTAGAGAGACTGGACGAGCAAGACAAGTTCGTGCTATAATTGAACGTGAACTCGCAAGAGTAGAAAGGGAGAAGGTTTTAGATGAGTGAAGTTCCAGAAGATCGTCTCTATGTCGAAGACGAAATTGAAGAGGATGGTAAGCCTAACATCGGTTTCGATAGCTTGATTGGAAGATTTACTTTAGTTTGGAAAGGTAGAATCCACTACTTTGAGAGTTACGAAACTGCAGAAGATTGGTATTATTTAAATAACTTTAGGGAGGCTTGACCTCCTTTTTTTGTTAAATAGTTCTGTGAAGAACTATTAGACATGTCTGAATTTTATCTTGGTAACCCCAACCTCAAGAAAGTTGGAACGCCAATTGAGTTTACGGAAGAACAGATTCAAGAATACATCAAGTGCAAAGAAGATCCAGTCTACTTTGCTATGAACTATGTGAAAATTATCTCTCTTGATGAAGGTGTTGTTCCCTTTAAGATGTGGGATTTTCAAAAGCAGCTCATTCAAAATTTCCACGAGCATAGATTCAATATTGCAAAGTTGCCAAGACAGACTGGCAAATCAACAACGTGTGTATCGTATCTCCTCCATTATGCCCTGTTTAACGATAACGTCAACATAGGCATCCTGGCAAACAAATTGTCCACAGCCAGGGACCTTCTGGGTAGGTTACAGTTAGCTTATGAACAGTTGCCACTCTGGATGCAACAGGGTATAGTGGTCTACAACAAAGGTTCGATGGAGTTGGAAAATGGCAGTAAGATATTGGCAGCTTCTACATCTGCGTCTGCTGTCCGAGGCATGTCGTTTAATATCATCTTCCTCGACGAATTCGCTTTCATTCCAAACCATATTGCAGAGCAATTCTTTGCCTCTGTTTATCCTACTATTACTTCAGGTAAAAGCACGAAGGTCATAATTATTTCAACGCCAAATGGAATGAACCATTTCTATAAACTTTGGGTTGATGCTCAGAAGAATAGGAATGGATATATTTGGACCGAAGTTCACTGGTCAGAAGTTCCTGGTAGGGATGATGATTGGAAACGAACTACAATAGCTAATACATCTGAACGACAGTTCACACAAGAATTTGAATGTGAGTTTCTCGGATCTGTTGATACTTTAATTTCAGCATCAAAAATTAGATCATTAATATACGAAGATCCCATCACAAGTAACGCAGGTTTGGATGTATATGAACCAGCACTCGATAACCACGATTATATTATATGTGTTGATGTTAGTAGAGGTTTGTCTCAGGACTACTCTGCTTTCGTTGTTATTGATATTACTCAAGCTCCGTGGAAGCTAGTGGCAAAATATAGGGACCATGATATCAAACCCATGTTGCTTCCTAATGTTATTCAACGGGTGGCATCAAGTTATAATAATGCATATGTTTTAGTTGAAGTAAATGATATTGGAGAAGCTGTTGCCTCCATGCTTCACTATGATATTGAATATGAAAATGTTTTGATGTGTGCGATGAGAGGTCGTGCAGGTCAAATAGTTGGACATGGATTCTCTGGAGGTAAAACTCAAATGGGAGTCAAGATGTCCAAGACAGTTAAAGCTCAAGGATGTTCAAACTTAAAGACATTAATAGAAGACGATAAGTTAGTTGTAAATGATTACAATATTGTTTCGGAACTAACAACGTTCATTCAAAGAAAACAATCGTTTGAAGCCGATGAAGGATACAACGATGACTTGGTAATGTGTTTGGTTATTTTTTCTTGGTTGGTTCAACAACCTTATTTTAAGGAGATGACAGATCAAGATATCCGAAAGAGGATATATGAAGAGCAGAAAAATCAAATTGAGCAGGACATGGCACCGTTTGGTTTTATTCTTGATGGTCTAGATGATATGGTTGAAGTTGACAGTCAAGGAAATATTTGGACTGCAGATATTAATGATCGGAATGCTGGATGGAATCTTGACGAATATGGTGATCGTTCCTTCATGTGGGAGTATCGCTGAAACAAGGCAATTTATAAATAATTCTAGACAAAAATGAAATCTTTATTCAGGAGTTAACGCATGGCTAGCACGCTTCTCTCGCCAGGAGTAGCGATCCAAGAAAGAGACCTCACTCTTGGATCGATTGAGACAGTAGAAACTAATGTAGGAGCTATTGCTGGTCCTTTCCAAAAGGGTCCAGTTCTTACACCAACCAGAGTTACCAGTGAAGCGCAGCTCCTGGAAATCTTTGGTAAACCAGTAGAAGAGAACTACGAATACTGGTGGTGTGCATCGAGCTTCTTAGCTTATGGTGGTGTTCTTGATGTTGTAAGATGTGATGCAAGTCACCTCAACGCATCGGATGACGCAACACTCCCATATACCTTAAAGATCAAGAATAAGGAAGATTTCGAATCAAACTATTACACTGGTAATAACGGTTGGCACTTTGCTGCCAGAACACCTGGGGCAATTGGAAACTCTTTACGTGTTGCTTTTATTGATTCTGGCGCTGATCAAATCCTGACCCTGAGTGGCGCACCTTCGACTACTACTGTTGGTACAGTAATCACTAACGTTGGTGCAACTAAAGAGGCATGGATTTATTCCTGGGATTCTGTATCTAACAAGCTTGCCATTATTAACAAAACTGGTGGTGAGTTTACTGGAAGCGACTCTGTAGAAAATGGTGCTACTGACCTGTCAATCTCAGCAGTTGCTGAATGGTACGATGAGCAAGTAGTTTTCACTGGTCTCAAGTGGAACAATATCGCTCCTCGTCCTGGCACCTCAAAGTTTGTATCAGATCGTGGTGGTTCAAGAGATGAACTTCACATGGTTGTATATGATGCTGATGGTAAGATCACTGGAACTCCAAATACTGTTCTTGAAAAGTTGACCTATCTCTCGAAGGCATCTGACGCAAGAACTGCAGAAGGTGGAGTTAATTACTATCCAGATGTTATTCTTGAAGCTTCATCTTGGGTTCACTGGGGTAAGCATGAAGAAGATTCTTATGAAGTAAGCGCAAATGCAGTTACTTCATCTAACACCAATACTGGTGGCACTTCTTCAACTGCATTTGATATTCTTGGAAAATACGTATACACTCTTGCAAAGGGTGCAGATGATTTTGCAGTTACTCTTGGTGAAGTACAACAAGCATATCAAGAACTTGCTGATCCAGAAACCGTTCAGGTTGACTATCTCCTGATGGGTCCTTCTGCTGGTAGCGTTTCTGATGCTAAGTCAAAAGCAGCTTCTCTGATCAGTATTGCATCTTCCAGAAAAGATTGCATCGCTTTCCTTTCACCAGCAAGATCAAACGTTATCGGTGTACAGTCATCGACTGATCAAACTAACAACGTTGTCTCTTTCTTCGATTCGTTAGAAAGCACTTCATATGCCGTTTTCGATAACGGATATAAGTACATCTATGACAGATTCAACGATAAGTATCGCTACATTCCTTGCAACCCAGATGTTGCTGGTCTGTGCGCTTCCGTTACAGCAAACGGAACTCCATGGTTCTCACCAGCTGGTCTGAATCGTGGTTCAATCAAAAATGCTATTAAGTTAGCATATTCACCAACCAAAGCTGAAAGAGATCGCCTCTATCAGAAGAGAATCAACCCAGTTACTTCTCTGCCTGGTCAAGGAATTGTTCTCTTTGGTGACAAAACAGCTCTCGCTTCGCCATCCGCATTTGATCGCATTAACGTTCGCCGTCTCTTCCTGATTGCAGAGAAGACAATCGGTAACGCTGCGAAGGGGGTACTCTTTGAAATTAACGATGAGTTCACTAGAGCAAACTTTAAGAATGTTGTTGAGCCATTCCTCAGAGACATTCAAGCTGCTAGAGGCATCACAGATTTTCTTGTAGTCTGCGATGACACTAATAACACTGCTGCAGTAATTGATTCCAACGAATTCGTTGCTGAGATTTACATCAAACCAGCACGCTCTATTAACTTCATCACCCTGACCTTCATCGCAACTCGCACTGGAGTTAGCTTTGAAGAAGTCGTTCCCCGTAGATAATTAATCAGGAGAAGTATCTAAAATGGCATTAGAAGCAAGTGCTCTTGGGTTGAGCAAATTTCAAAATAAAATCAAAGGGGCAGTTCGCCCCAATCTGTTCCAAGTCCAGCATTCATTTCCTGATGCTGGTGGTTTGAATGGACCAGATGGAGAGACAGTTTCAATCATGTGTAAGTCCGCTGCTCTGCCAGCAACTAGCGTCGGAACGGTAGAACTTCCTTTCCGTGGTCGTGTGATTAAAGTTCCTGGAGACAGAACCTTTGAGAACTGGACAGCAACATTCTACATGGATGATAGCTTCCAACTCAGAGGTGCCTACGAAAGATGGGTTGATCTGACAAACAGAGTTAACGCCAACATTTCTGAAGTAACTGCTTATAGCGATATCCTTAAGGATATTGAAATTGCACAACTTGATAAGTTTGGTGGTGGCGCTAATGGTTTAAGAGCTATTAGAAGCTACACTCTGGTTCAAGCTTTCCCAGTTTCAGTTTCTCAGGTAACTGTTGCATATGACAACAACGATTCCTATGAGGAATTTGACGTAGAGTTTGCATACCAGTTCTTTACCACATCTGCCCAACAAGGCGGTGGTGGTAATACTATGGAAGCAGCTAACGTCTAAATTAGTAAACTAAATAGTAGAACGGAATCAAAAGATTTATAATGGCAGAGTTATTTGGATTTTCGTTTAGGGAAAAAGAACAGGGGAAAAAGGTAAACGCACCTTCCCCTGTTCCCCCTACAAACGAAGACGGCGCTACTAGCTTTATTGCTGGAGGTTACTACGGTCAGTATATTGACTTAGATGGTAACTTTAAGACCGAGTTTGACATGGTGGTAAAGTATCGCGAAATGGCGATGCATCCAGAAGTTGATTCCGCTATTGAGGATATTGTTCATGAAGCAATCGTTGCTGATCAGAATGATTCCCCAGTAGAAATTAATCTTGACAACCTTGAAGTTAGCGATAGCGTCAAGGGAATGATTCGCAAAGAGTTTGATTATATCAAAAATCTTTTTGGATTTGATAACAAAGCCCATGAGATGTTCCGTCGTTGGTACATCGATGGGCGTTTATATTATCATAAAGTAATCGACTTAAACAAACCTCAAGATGGCATTCTTGAGCTGCGTTATATCGATCCAAACAAGATTAAAAAAGTTCGTCAGATTAATAAGAATCCGAAGAACGTTGACGAGTTTATGAATTATGATTTCGGTAGGACCGAGGAATATTTCATTTACAACTCAAAAGGATTAAACAATACTGCTGCAAATAGTGGTATTAAAATTGCAAAAGATGCTATCACCTATGTGACATCTGGCATCTTAGATACGAATAGAAATATTGTTCTTTCATATTTACACAAGGCAATTAAAGTTCTCAATCAACTGAGAATGATTGAGGACAGTCTTGTTATTTACAGAATCTCTCGCGCACCAGAACGTAGAATTTTCTACATCGACGTTGGTAATCTTCCCAAGGTAAAAGCAGAACAATACCTCAGAGAGGTAATGGGTCGTTATCGTAACAAGTTAGTTTACGACGCCAATACTGGGGAGATCCGTGACGATCGCAAATATATGTCTATGCTGGAAGACTTTTGGCTTCCACGTAGGGAAGGTGGTCGTGGCACGGAGATCACAACTCTCCCAGGAGGGCAGAACCTCGGAGAGCTTACAGATGTGCAATATTTCCAAACAAAACTTTACAAAGCGTTAAATGTCCCTTCTGGTAGACTCGATTCCGCTACCTCATTTAACCTTGGTAGATCTTCTGAGATCACCAGAGATGAACTAAAGTTCACAAAGTTTGTTGGTAAGCTTCGTAAAAAGTTCAGTGAACTGTTCCAAGATACTCTGAAAACTCAATTGATTCTCAAAGGAGTTATTACTCCTGAAGATTGGGAGCAGATGAAGGAGCACATTCAGTATGACTATCTGTATGACAATCATTTCACGGAATTAAAGAACCTTGAGATGATGAACGAGAAACTTCAGATTCTCGCGCAGATGGATCCATTTGTCGGTAAGTATTTCTCTACGGATTACATTCGCAAACAAATTCTTGGTCAGACTGAGAAACAAATGGAAGAGTTGGATGTTGAAATGGCAAATGATATCAAGTCTGGCAAAGTAATTGATCCGCTCGACACGGTATCTCAAGAGAAAGATTCCATGGATAGGGAGCAGCAAAGCGCAGACTTGGACATGGATATGAAGAAGGTTCAGATCCAGCAAGCTAAAAATCCGCCCAAACCCGCATCTCAAAAGAGCAACAGTAATAAATAATTTACAGTCAAGTTAATATTATGGATACACAAGAGCGAGAAATCGTTGATTTGCTTTGGGATAATGATCAAGCGGATGCGCTTGCAAAACTCAAAGACATGCTGCAGGTAAAAGCTGCTATGGCAGTGGATGCTTCTAAACAAGATATTGCAGCAAAAATGTTTCCTCATGTTCCCGTAGACGGAGAACCCGAAAGCGAAGAAGAGGAAGAAACTGAAGACGAAACCACAGAAGAGGAAACCGATGAAACTGATCACGGAACAGATTGAAGATATTGAAATTCTTACCGAAGAAAACGACGGTAAGAAAGATACTTTTATTAAGGGTATCTTCCTTCAAACTGAGATCAATAACAGAAATGGGCGCATGTACAAATATGCAACCATGGAACGTGAGGTCAATAAGTACAACGAAGAGTTCGTTCAGCGCGGACGTGCTCTCGGAGAACTTGGACATCCTGACGGTCCAACGATTAACCTCGATAGTGTGTCACATAAAATTGTTGAGCTTTATCCAGAAGGTACAAACTTTATTGGTAAGGCAAAACTTTTAGAAACCCCTATGGGTAAGATCGCAAAGAGCTTACTTGACGAGGGGGTTCAGCTCGGTGTCTCTTCTAGAGGACTTGGTTCCATTAGAAAAGAGGGAAACACTAATGTAGTTGCTGATGACTTTATGCTTGCTACTGCTGCGGATATCGTAGCAGATCCTTCTGCCCCCGATGCATTTGTTGAGGGAATCTATGAAGGTAAAGAGTGGGTCATGGAAGGTAACCGCATTAAGGAAGTACACATCGAACAGATCAAGCAAATGCTTGACACTGCACCCAGTAGTCAAGAGCTTCAAGAGAGAAAGTTACGCGCATTTGAACTTTTCCTCAGAAATTTGTGATTTATAAATAAATATAGAAATTACCCCGCAGTCTTATTACCCGTAGGAGCAATTATGTCTACTATTGATGAAAAATTTCAGAAATTGATCGCAGAAAAGACTGCGGTTGAAGAAGAAGTTATTGAGGAAGAAGCTGCCACTGGCGATGCTGCCATCAAGAAAGGCGCTGTTCCTCCTCAAAAGTCCGACCTCAAGAATGATGGTTCGGAGGTTGCAAGCAACAGCAAGGAGAAACCAGAAGGCACAGATAATCCTGGTGCCAAGGCTGCTGCTCCTGTGACTGCGACTAAAGATTCTACCCTCAAGACCAAGCCTAGTGGTGCTTCCTCCGCTATGCCTGGTGCTCTGTCTGCAAAGATCTTTGACGAAGTAGAGGCAGAGGGCGAGGTAGTTACCGAAGAAGACAACACCGAAGACATCGTAGCGATTCTGTCTGGTGCTGATCTGTCCGAAGAATTCCAAGAAAAAGCAAAAACCGTTTTCGAAGCAGCAGTATCTGCAAAAGTAGAAGAAAAGGTTTTTGCTATTAAGGAATCCGTCGAAGCAAAACTCACTGAAGAGATCGAATCGATCAAAGAAGAGTTTGCTGGACGTGTAGAGAACTTCCTGAATTATGCATGTGAAGAGTGGATGACCGAGAACGAGCTCTCTATTGAGCAAGGTCTCCGCGCTGAAATTGTAGAGAGCTTCATGGAAGGTCTTAGAAATCTGTTCATCGAAAGCAACATCAACGTTCCTAACGAGCAACTTGATCTTGTTTCAGAGATGAGCGAAAAGCTTGATGAAATGGAGACCCGACTCAACGAACAAGTTGAGAAGAATATCCAACTGCATGAGAAGGTATCTGGTTATCGTAAAAATGAGATTTTGAATGAACTGACCCGTGGTCTCGCAGAGACCCAAAAGGATAAGTTCACCTCTCTCGCTGAAGCAGTTGAATTCAAAACTGAAGAGTCGTATCGTGAGAAGCTGATTCAAATCAAAGAATCATACTTTGGTGCTCCCAAAGTAGAGGTTCCTGGAGAAATTTCTTCAGATGAACCAGCCAAAATTGAAGTCGTTAGCGAGTCTATGTCAGCATACGTTGCTGCTCTCGCTAAGCGCATCTGATTGTAACCCACTTAAACCCCTAAAAGGAGAACTCAAATGTATCAATCTGAGAACCTCCAAGAGAAGTGGTCACCAGTCCTTAACCATGATGGTCTTCCTGAAATCAAGGATAACTATCGTAAGGCTGTTACCGCTATCCTCCTGGAAAACCAAGAGAAAGCTATGCGTGAGGAGCGTGCCATCCTTACCGAAGCACCAACCAACGTTGGTCCTATCAACACCCCAACAACCGCATCAGGTAATGTTTTCGGTTTCGACCCTATCCTCATTAGCCTGATCCGCCGTTCGATGCCTAAGCTGATTGCTTATGACATCGCAGGTGTTCAACCTATGACAGGTCCTACTGGACTCATCTTCGCGATGCGTTCACGTTACACCAACCAGACTGGTTCTGAAGCCTTCTTCGACGAGGCAGACGCACAGTTCTCTGGTACTCTGGGCGCAACCACAACCCCAACCACAGAACTGAACCCAGGTCTGATCAACGACGCAACTGGTGGTGGTACAACCGCAACCAACTACGACCTCGCTTCCTCCAAGCTCTCCACTTCAAACCTGGAAGCTGCTGGTGACAGCGGTAGTGAGTTCAACGAGATGGCATTCACCATCGATCGTATTGCTGTTGAAGCAAAAGGTCGTGCGCTGAGAGCCGATTACTCCGTTGAACTGGCACAAGACCTCAAGGCGATCCACGGTCTTGATGCCGAGTCGGAGCTGGCAAACATTCTGTCAACCGAGATCCTTGCTGAGATCAACCGTGAGGTTGTTCGTACCGTATATCGCGGTGCTAAGCCTGGTGCTCAAGCTAACGTTGCTAACGCTGGCGTATTTGACCTCGACGTTGACTCCAACGGTCGTTGGTCGGTTGAGAAGTTCAAAGGTCTGCTCTTCCAAATCGAGCGCGATGCCAACGCAATCGCACAAGAGACTCGTAGAGGGAAGGGTAACGTCATCGTCACTTCTGCTGACGTTGCTTCTGCACTCGCTATGGCAGGCGTTCTGGACTACTCCAGCGGCATCAATCAAGCTGTTGGTGGTCTGGGCGAGATCGATGACACTGGTAACACCTTTGTCGGCACTCTCAACGGTCGCTTCAAGGTCTATATTGATCCTTATTCGGCAAACGTTGCTTCTGACCAATACTACGTTGTTGGCTACAAGGGTTCCAACGCTTATGACGCTGGTCTCTTCTATTGCCCATACGTTCCTCTGCAAATGTACAGAGCGATCGGTCAGGATACCTTCCAGCCACGCATCGGATTCAAGACCCGCTACGGCATGGTCCTGAACCCATTTGCTAAGGGTCTGACTGCACTGAGCAATAGCGATCCTCAGCACAGCAGCAACCTGTCTGCTAACGCTTACTATCGTCGCGTTCGCGTTAAGAACCTCATGTGAGTCTTTCCCTCACATTTACTGGGACCTCTTCGGAGGTCCTTTTTTATTGGGATAAATATATTATTCCACGCACATGTACCATGGCGAAGTCAGCTAACAAAGGCAAGAAAGGATCTGCCAATAATAAAAAGCAAAACCAAGGTAACGCTACCGCTAATAAAGCTAAGAACGGAGGAAAGAAAAAATGATTGACCTAATCGCATTTGCGATTATTGGTATGGCAGAAATCGGACCTAACGTTTGTAAGGTTGATTACATGCGCTATGTGGATGTGGAATCAGTTACTTTACCCTGTGACAGTATGAAACTAAATATGATTAGTGGTGATAAGAAAGATGGCGTCTGAAACAAATTTATTTTCTCCAAGAAATCAAAACTTCTTATCTCCAGTAGGATTCAAATTTGTTATTGGTAGAACTCCAAACGTGGACTACTTCTGCCAATCAGCTTCGATTCCAGATGTGAATATTGGTATTCGAGAAATCCAAACACCAATCAAAGATTTCAGTGTACCAGGAGACAAGATCACATACGGAGATCTGAATCTCAGATTCCTGGTGAACGAAACACTTGATAATTATTATGAGATTTACAGATGGCTCAAAGGACTCACAAACCCACAGGAATGGGAAGAGTTCTATGAGTATATTCAAACTGTAGATGAATCAGGTAGATCTACAAGCTTCACTAAACAAATGAGTGACGCACGTCTACTGATTCTTAATAGCAACTACAATACAGTATCGAGTGTCAATTTTTACAATATTTGGCCAACTAGTTTAACAACCTTGGAATTTGATTCCACTGCTACAGATATTAATTACTTTACAGCAGAGGTAAATTTCAAGTATACTTTATATGAAATCACTGACTCTGACGGACAGATTGTATGAATCTTGAAACCCTTGACGAAATGTGGGAAAAGGATTCCCACTTAGATGATGAAAAATTAGATCATGACTCATTATCGATCCCCAGATTACATGCTAAATATTTAAGACTATACAATAGTTTTGCGGTTCTTCGGGATCAGCAAGAGCTAACCGTAAAATCGGTATACCGTGATCGTTGGGAATTTTATACTGGCAAATCAGAAAAACCTTTTCACATTAAACTTCTCAAACAAGATGTAGGCATCTACATAGACTCTGACGAAGAATATCAAAGAGCGGTTCTGAAACTTAAGTATTATAACCAGATGGTCGAATCACTAAAGACCATCATCACGGCAATTAACAATCGTTCATTCCATATTAAGAACGCGATTGAGTTTGCCAAATTTTTGAAAGGTTATGAAGTCTAGTGTCATCATCGAAAAGAAGAACGAGGTTTATTTAAAGATTGATTGTGAACCGCACGTACAATATGAGTTAGCTGACGAGTTCACGTTTGATGTACCTCAAGCGAAATTCATGTCAGCTTATAAGAAGAGGTTCTGGGATGGCAAAATCAAATTATTCTCCCCTGGTACGGGCGAGATTTATGTTGGTCTTCTCCCTTACGTTACAAGTTTTTGCAAGGAAAGGGGGTATGAATATGTCTATAGAGAAAACAAGTTTTACGGACTTCCATCAGAAGTGGATGAGTTTGTCACCCCTGAAGGAATCGGAGAATTCGTAAAGACTCTAAACATACCACATAAAGTAAGAGACTATCAATACAAAGGCATCTACGAAGCTCTGAGAAACAAAAGGAAGCTTCTGTTGTCTCCGACTGGATCTGGAAAATCGCTGATGATCTATGCGATTATCAGATACTTCGAGAAAAAGAATTTAAAGACACTCATCGTTGTCCCAACTACATCGCTGGTCGAACAGATGTATAAGGACTTTGAGGATTATGGTTGGAACGCTAAGCACCACTGCCATAAAGTATATGGTGGACAATCTCCGATTTCCAAAAAGGATGTGGTGATTACAACTTGGCAGTCTATCTACAAGCTCCCTAAGAATTACTTTAATGATTTTGGAGCAGTGATTGGAGACGAGGCACATCTCTTTAAAGCTAAGTCACTCACTGGGATCATGAATAAGTTGCATGATTGTAAATACCGCGTTGGGTTCACAGGTACATTAGACGGAACTGCAACCAATCGCCTTGTTCTTGAAGGTGTGTTTGGTGCTGTCAATAAAGTCATTAAGACTGAGAGTCTTATTCAACAGGGGCATCTCTCTGAATTTGAAATTAAGGTTCTTATTCTAAAGCATGACTCAAAAGCATTTGATAGCTACCAGCAAGAGATTGATTACCTTGTAGAGCATTCTGGTAGAAACAAATTCATTCGCAATCTGGTGTGTGATCTTGAGGGTAATACTCTCGTGCTGTTTAACTACGTTGAGCGTCATGGTATGCCTTTATTTGATCTCATAAATAATAAAGTTGGAGAAGATCGATTGGTCTTCTTGGTACACGGGGGAGTAGAAGTCGAAGACCGCGAGAAAGTTAGACAAATCGCAGAGACTACATCGAACTCTATCATCGTTGCATCATACGGAACATTTAGTACAGGCATCAACATTCGTAATCTTCATAATGTTGTATTTGCCTCCCCGTCAAAATCAAGAGTAAGAAACTTACAAAGTATCGGGCGCGTTCTCAGAAAAGGTGAGAACAAAAGAAAAGCAGTACTTTATGATATTGCTGACGATATATCAAAAGGATCAAAAAAAAACTATACACTCAATCACTTAGTAGAAAGAGTAAAAATATACAACGAAGAAAACTTTAATTATGAATTCATCGATGTTCGCATTCGAGATAACTAAAATGGATGAGGAATTTCTTGCCGCACTAAAACTAATTACTGGTGAAGAGATTCTTGCTGTCGTTTGTCCTGTTAATGATGAAGCTGGAGAATATGTAATTGTTGAGAATCCAATCGAAGTAGAAGAAGTTCAACTCGGTAGGAAAGCAGGAGCCAAAGTTGGACCCTGGATGAAGTTCTCAAATGAAACTGTATTCATTATTCCAAAAGAAAAAATTGTCACACTTGTAGAAGTCAGTTCAGAAGTCGAAGTATTCTACAAGCTCTCTTTGAGAAAATTAAATCGTGATTCAAATCAATTGAATGTAGACAAGACAAACGGGATAGGAAGACTTGGATCTGTAGAAGAAGCTAGAAAAAGATTAGAGAATCTATTTAAAAGATAAAAGCTATTAACTATTTTTTGAACCCTCCACAGGGTTATTGTATCGTTTTTTGGGGGGTCTGTCAAGCCCCTTGACTTACGCAGTTCAATTTGCTACACTTATAGAAAATCAATACATGTTGTATGAATGACAAAGAAAACTGGAAAATCAGAACACTACGTTAATAACAAAGAATTCTT